TAAAATGTTATGCATGAGCCAATTGGTGGTGTGAAGCTAATTACTTCACATTTGTATTAAAGTATTATTTTTTTAATTCGAACGGATTTCTATATGACTTTTCAGTCATGTATTTTATCTTAGTATATTAGATTAATATCGAAATTTTACTTAACAGCTAGTTTGACCTCGTGCCCACGACGGTTATCGTGGAACCCCAGTATCTTTTTTGGGGGCTTTCCTATTCATTATTACGAGTTTTTAACTCAGCAGGCCTTTTCCACCTGCGTAATATTGAAGATGGTTTTAGATTTAAATTCCTTATCTATTTGATTAGCCATTTTAGGTTTTGTATTATAATTTGTACTATATATAATTTCTAATGCAATATAAAAATAAAATTGATCTTTGCTCACGATTGATCTCTTGCATCTATATTATTGATGCTCGAGTTTTGTATATATGAGCGTTTAGGCCGTAATAAGCCTTGCAGCCTTTCGTCCCTTTTATGAGATACTTGGTTGATATACTTCACAATCTGTGGATTGTAGTAAATGCACTTTGGTTAAGTGCAACCAACCGCCACAAGCGGGAGCTAGTAGTGAAAACACGTGCCAGTACGGCATAGATTGGTCAAAAACCCAAACCACTAGGCTCACTTGGCTAACCCTGGGACTCAAACTCCCGAAAGCCATTTATTTAGAAGAGATCTTTATATCCCATGTTACAGTAATAATTGTGATTATTGGTGAATAAAATATTACTAGGTGTCCACCGAAATGGACTAGTCTGGGGGGACGATAAACCCTCAACCAAGCTTTTTACGAATTTTATGATGACACGAGCTCACATTAAAAACGAATTAAAGCGAATGCAGATTTTAATTGCTGCACTGGAAGGCGACCACCCATTTGTGGAAGCAAAAAGACCTATCTGTACTATGTTACAGAAGGCAATTAAGGCAGAGGAGTTGCCTTGTAAGGATCCCATATGTTTACCTTGCGATATTCTTAAGATTATACAAGAAGAGGAGTCACAATTGGTTTACCTTACCTTTGATGAAAATAAGCGCCTCACGCGAGATGGTGTGGGTATGCTTGAAATGGTGTTGACAAATGATATAATGAGTTTATTGTTTCATATGAATCAGCACTGTCCTGCCCTTGTGCCTTGCTCTATTCTTAAACGAGCATATGAGTCTTATTACAATTATCAGCGTTTGATGCTGATTTTTGATATTGAGACTAATCCTGGGCCTGAGCCGCAGGAATCAAGCGGTTCTAATTCACCCCATACTCCTAATGATGAACGTGTTCAGTTGGATGTTACACCATCTATGTTACTTAATGAGTGTGATTGCACTCTTGAGATGAGTGATGAAAAACTTACTGCAGAATGTTTGCTCTACTTTGTTGGTTTTTCCAACACTGTATGTAATAGCTCTAGTGAGGCGTACAGAGTCTTAACTGATACCATTGATGAGAGATTAAGTGATGAGAGTAGGTGGTGTCCTACTCACCTTGCTTTTTATACTGCCATGCGTATTCAATTGATCGATGAGGTACAGCAGCAAATGTTTTCTAGTTGGCTTCCTGGTATGCCCAAAGTCACTGTTAGCCCAGATCCTTTGTTTGTTGACAAGATGGAGCACATGTGTGAACGTGTTGCTAACTCAGTCAGTGAATTTGGCGATAAACTTGATGGTGCTGCTCAGAAGTTAGCACATCCTGCTGAGCGAGCTATGGATGGTATTGCCTCATGCTCTCCAGTCTCTATGTTCCGTAAGCTCTTTGAGCTATGGGATCAGCCTGAAACACGTAACTTTATCTTAGCTATATTAGCATGTTCACTAGGTATTCTTGCGTATAAGTATCCCACTCCTACATTGCGTATTCTTGCAGGTGTTATAACGGTTTATGTTGGCTTTACCATGCCAGCTATATCTGGTTACCTGTCTCGACTGATGGAGCGTTGGAATCAGGAAGTGGAGCAACAGTCTTTCCTTGATGCGATAACTGAGGGAATTGAGGCGTTAGCTACTGGTTTAGGCTCTTTAATTTCTAGTGGAGACACTCTTGTTAGTGCAGTGACTTCATTTATGAAGAAGATTACTAGTATTACTAGGCCAACCACTGAATTTAACGCTTATCTCACAAAATTCTTTGATCTCTCACGTCGTGTGCTTGCATGGTTGGGTGACCTATTCCATATAGAATGCTTGTCTAGATTAGGCATAAATCATGGTGAAATTAAGATGTACGCTGAAGAAGTACGTGCTTATATTGGTAAGTTGAACCGTAATGAGCGATTTATGAACGAGGATCTTAATCGTTTTCGTTTCCTATCTGATAGATTACTTGCTATCGAGGGTAGTTTGCCTAGGTCACCTGAGTTTGCCGGATATCGTACAGAGGTCAATCGCTTAGTTCTTGCTATACATCCATTGTTAGAGAGGGCCAACGAATTGGGTCTTAATTCCGGTGATCGTACAGAAACAGTACTACTCGTTTTTCGTGGTCCACCTGGCACGGGCAAGTCTTTCAATATGAAAGATGTTGCTGAAGCAACAATGGCTGAAATAGCCGCAGAGAAATTTTCTATGGGAATTATTAGTGAAGAAAGACTGATTGCTACTGTAGATAATAAGCGTAACGAGCTATTTGTCGTTAATAAGACCTCTTCGTTTTGGGAGGGGTATTGGGGCCAGTCTATTGTACTTTGGGATGAGTTACATTCAATACGCCCTGGTGCGGTTGCTGCTACTAAGCATGAAGGATTAGTGATGATGGAACTAAAGAATACTGCTGATGCTAGTCTAGATATGGCATTTAGTCGTAAAGGTATGAATTTCTTCACTAGTGATGCTATTATAGCTACTTCAAATTCTCCTAATAATAGATATGCTGATATGGATCCCGAATCAGAAAAAGGAAGTGCTCGTCGTTACAATAATGACTTTGTGCTTGTTCCGCGTGAGGAGTTCTGTAAGAAAACTAAGCTCAATATGGATGGTACCCGTAGTGATGTTGACTTTAAAGACCTTTGGAGTCGTTCGCTTGATCCCTCTAAGGTTCCTAATGCAATAATGAGAGCTGATGGTTATTGGGAGTACGATACTGACATTTCTGAATGTATTCCGTGGGATGCATATCGCCAAATGCCTACTGGTGAGTCCTCTATTAAACTCTCTGATATTCCTAAACGTGCTCGTCTAGAATGGCGTAAGAATTATGATCAGTTCCTTAAACATGGTAGTCATAGAACTGGTCATATGAAGCGTATAATGAAGGCACGCATATTGGAGTCTGGAAATCAGATCGCTATAGACGCCATGCAAGCTACTCATAAATTTGATGATGTTGACGTCAATGAACGAGCCTTCCAAGTTAGGCCTGACCCTGAAGTGGAGGAGCAGGCTAGGAGCTATTATTATAAGGCTGATCTTGCTCCTGCTCTGGATATTAAGGAAAAGAAGAAGTTTGTGCCACGTAAGAAGTTCTATAACAATAAAAAGAAAAGTAAGCCTAGTGAGGTTCAGCGGCAGATGAATGTCGGTGAGGAAAAACATGATACTGATACTTGGACATCTGAGCGATGGACAAAAGTCGCCCGAGAATTAGATCATGATATGTTCTTCCCTTATCGTGCTAGCGAGTCTTTGCGTATGGAGCGGGAGTATCCAGAAGAATATCTTGCTAGTGTTGGTAAGTTTCGTGATCGCGATCCACATCAGCGATGGGATAATGTTCGTATTGATAAGATCAATGTTATCAAGGAATTGCGTGCAAAGCGGAAGACTAAAGCGTCGCTTGATCTCTATAAGACATTAAGTCATGGTGATAAGGTTCTAGAGTTTGAGCCTATCATAGACAAGATGCATAGGAAAGGATTTAGTGATGAAGTTATCACTAGAGTAATAGAGTCTATAGATACTACTCTTGCTGCTAAGGCCCTTGTTGTTGATTGGTATGAGCGGTGTTTGCATGCCACTTATTCTTTAGTCCAATCTACGTCCACGCGACTCATGACTTGGGTTTTCGCTTTGCCGCAGCGTTATGCAGGGCCTATCTTTCAGGTTAGAGAGTTTGTCCGAATTTTCCTTGTTCAAGCAGCTCTTCTTGTCACATTCATTACTTTGTTGGAAACTCTCCTTGAATGGATTGCACCAGATCATAATAGTATATACACCCGTATGGCCATTCAAAATTGGCCTGGAATAAGGCGATCTGATAAAGTGCCCGGAGTACCTGACTTCATGGGACCTGGTTGGAGTTATAAGCACAAGGATAATGACTGGAGACCTTATGCTCCTGTTAAGGTGTCTCCACAAATGTATACATGGAGTGATAATGAAATTAATGAGCAGTCGCGTATTGCAGCCAATACTTATAAGATTTTTATAATCAATAAGTCTTATTATCCCACTACTGATAATCCTAGTGGCACAAAGCGTGGTGTAGAGGGTGGCTCTTTGTTCTTTGGTGGTGATAGAGTAGCAGTATGTTTTAAACATATCATCGGTGAAATATCAAAATTGCTTTTTGTTGATGATAAGGGCAATTTCGCCAAAAATTCAGAATGTGAGGGTATACCGATTGAGTTATGGTTGCGTCGCTATGATCGTTCTGATGATTCCTTTGACATTAAGGTATTGTGGGCTGATATAGTTAAACACCCTTTTGAACATGAGGATAAGGTTATTCTTGTATTTCCCACTTCAATGCCCTTGAGACCCAATTTGCTGGGTAAAATTCCGTCTAGAAAGGATGAAGCGCTTACTAAAATGCTATATTCTGGTACCAAGCTCGAAGGAAAGTGGTTACATCGTGACCATGGTGGTGGTCTCTATGTTTCTGAGCGTACTCAATTTGCTCCAATGGGATCAATGCCTGCGTATGATAAAGTAGCTAATGAGACTACTTATCCTGAGTATTATACTGATACGCTGGTCATGAACTATCCTACAGTACCTGGTGATTGTGGTGGTCTTGGTCTCTATTCTGACACTAAGTTCAAAGACATTGGACATGCACATTTGCTTGTACATTATCTGCACGTTGCTGGCCATCGTAAAACCTTGACTGGTATTGGAGTTCGCTTATGGCGTGAGGATTTCTTACCTTTTGTGCGACACAACATTGACTCCCCAGATATATCTGAGTTAGATAAGATACCCTTTGAGATTCAATCT